TATAACCTTGTCTTCATCGACGAGTGTGGCATGGCAGGCCAGGGTACGGAAGACCGCGAAGGCTTGATGCCCCACATCGAGGCTGCAGCCCGTACCTACCCCCACATCCGCTGGATCTTCATGGGCGACCCGTACCAGCTTCCGCCAGTCGGGGAAGTCATGTCACCCGTTTGGGGGATACCCAAGTTCGTGGAGCTGACGAAGATCATGCGGCAGGACAACCAGATCCTGACGTTGAGTATGCACCTGCGGGAAATGGTGCAGAAGCCCTTTGGCCGGTTGAGGCTGCTGAATGACAACGACGGCGAGGAAGGGGTTTGGGCTTTGGCCGGAGGTCAGATGGACAAGGCTATCCTCAACCACGCAGACAGCTTCGTCAAGGGCCAGTCCAAGGCCATTGCTTGGCGGAACGTGGAGGTGGATCGGCTGAATAGGCTGATCCGACAGGAACTCTTCGCCGACTCGCTGCTCTACCCGTGGCAGGTGGACGACCGCATCACACTCTTGGGGCCGGTGAAGGACCTGGACGGGGAGATTCAAGGCACGACGGATGAAGACGGTGCGATCGAGCACGTGAGCCAGGCGAATCATCCGGACTACGACCTGCCCTGCTACCGCCTCGTCATGCGTTCAGACCTGAACAGCTCGATGACCCTGTGGGTGCTGCATCCGAGCGCCAAGGGGCCGTTCGAGAACCGCAAGGCCAGGCTGGCGGCGGAAGCTAAGGCAAATCCGAAAAACTGGGGTGCGTTCTGGGACTTTCTGGACGCCTTCCACCCGGTCAGGCACGCCTACGCCATCACGGCGCACCGGGCGCAGGGCTCGACGTATCACCGAGCGTTCGTGAGCTGGCGGGACATCCTGTTGAACCAGTCGCGGGGCGAGGCCATGCGGTGTCTGTATGTCGCGGCGACGCGGCCGAAGAAGGAGCTGTATCTTGGCTGATCGCCAGTGGCCCTTCCTCTCTTCTGACCCCCGGTTCGCCCGAGAACTGTCGGAAAAGAGCTTGACCAGCTGGACCCATTCGGGGATAATCCCCGTGAATAACCCCACTTCGCTACTCAAGGAGCCTCAAGATGTACTCTCCCCAGGAAACCAATCGGATTCTGGAACTCCGGATGAAGGTGAACAACAACACCATCACCCAGGATGAATTGAAGGAGGGTCTGGCCCTTCTCGCGCGGGCAAGAGCCGGCGCACACGCAACTTCAGCTGCAAGCAAGGAGCGCAAGGCTTCGACTGCGGCGAAGAAGGCGCCTGTGAACACGCAGGCATTGTTGGATGAACTTGACGGGCTCTGACTCGTCGAACTGGAGGCTATATGAAGAAGATCGCAAAGGCGTATCCGTACCTGCGTCTGAATCACAACGGTACGCTTGACGGAGTTGCTGTGCAGGCCTATCCGACGACGGATACCATCAGTGACAATTACATCTACATCGGATTGCCTGCGCTTGACATCGAAGTTGATGTTCCGAGCGAAGAGCAGATCATGGCAGGGGCCTTGAAACTCTGCGAGACGAAAGAGGCCGACGTTCGGAAGGAACTGCAGGGCAAACTGATTTTCCTTCAGAAGATGAAGCAAGACCTTCTGCGCATCGAGATGGCTGACGGTGTGGAAGTGCTGGATGCCTTCGAGTTCCAGCAGCGGAGCGGCAGATGACTCGTCCGATGTTCCCCCACACGGTGGACAGCACCATGCTGGCCGCCTTCCGCTCCTGCCCGCAGAAGATGTTCCGGTCCTACATCGAGCACTGGAAGCCCCAAAACGAGTCCGTTCACCTGATCGCCGGCGGGGCCTTCGCCAAGGGGATTGAAGTCGCGCGAAAGGCGTACTTCGAAGGCCAGGGCATCATTCCCACGATTACCAAGGCTTTTAACGAACTGACTGGGGAATACGATCGCAGGGTTGTCTGGGCCGAAGAGACTTGCCAGCCGGGGGATTCTACCCTGGCCCAGCAGCTAGGACTTCACGCTCTCGTGGCAACCTACGGTGACTTCGAGTGCCCGCCCGACTCGGCCAAGTCTCTCGACCGAACCGCCGGGGCGCTGGAGTTCTACTTTGAACAATATCCCTTCGGAATGGACGGAACTAACCCAGTTACTTTCTCCAACGGCCGAAGAGGCATTGAGTTCTCTTTTGCTGAGCCTCTCGACTTCCTTCATCCGGTTACAGGGGCTCCGGTTCTCTACACCGGACGGGCTGACATGGTTGCTGAGTTCGCCGGGGGCACCTACGTCTTTGATGAGAAGACGGCTAGCCAGCTGGGAGCTACGTGGCCACGCCAGTGGGAATTACGTTCTCAGTTTACTGGATACGTCTGGGCTGCGCAAAAGCAACTCCCGGCGGTCCAAGGTGGTGTCGTCCGCGGTGTGAGCATACTGAAGACGAAGTACGACACGGCGCAAGCGATCACGTACCGCAGTGAATACGAAATCGAACGCTGGCTGACACAGGTGAACCGCGACCTCAAGCGGATGCAGGAGTGCTGGGAGAGCGGCTGGTGGGACTACGACCTCGACCACGCCTGCGCAGAGTACGGCGGGTGTTCCTTCCAGCGCGTGTGCAAGTCCGCGAACCCCGAGAGCTGGCTGCCGATGCAGTTTGAGCGCCGGGTCTGGGACCCGCTGGCGCGCAGGCAGATGTCGGTGGAGGAGTACGAGAAGAGCTGGGGGCATAATGAAAGCTAAGCTTTCTGCCATCGCCCTTGCGGTACTCCTGACTGCTTGCGGCGGAGGCGGTGATGCTGAGGAACCGCCGGCCAGTGCCGGGCGCCTGAAGCCACAAGCCTTCGCCATTCCCAGGCGAGGTCACGCACTGGAGGCCGCGCCCTGCCGCCCTCTCTGCTGCCGCACCAGCAGGAGAAGCCGAGAGGTGGGAAATTGACCACTCCACTGGCCGCCCCATCCTGATGTACGAGAAGTGCAGCGTGATCGAAGGCGAGCAGGCACATTTCGCACTTCGCGCCATCGCCGCTCTCGCAGGAGAAGGGACGAATGCCAATTCCCTTCACTTGGGATCGTCCGCAGGGAAGTAAACCCCGGCTATTACTCCACGATAATCTCCGGGTTCTAATGCTCCAGCATTTCATCATCGAAGGGAAGTACCTTGGCCACGCCTCCCGCGTGGTTGAGGTAACGGCTCTTCGCTGTCCACCTAGCTACGGCTTTTACTGCATGGGCTGTGGTGACGTTTACGCGAAGTGCCCTATCGAGGGCCAGCCCTGGGTGTACCACCAGCGGACGTGTCGCAAGTGTCGCCTTTACAACAGTCCAGCCACTAACGGCTTGCCTGGGAGTATCCAACTTCCTTGGGATGAAGAGTTTACTGAAGCATTCCCGCTCCCGGTGCTTCGGTGGGAGTTTGAAAGGGAGCTGGAATACTATGACAAGGGGAATCTATGATAACTGAAGTTGGAGCGGCAGGCCGACTCCTTCAGATAGTTTGTCACAGGGCCAGCTTTCACGCTGGCTGGTGGCAGAACCTGAAGACAGGTACAAACCACATCGAGGAAATTCATGCTCGGACCGAACTGGGCATCAACATCGTAGGGACGAAGATTGCTCTGATTCACAGCGAAGTTAGCGAAGCGATGGAAGGCCACCGCAAGGATCGCATGGATGACAAGCTCCCGCATCGCAGGATGATCGAAGTGGAGCTGGCGGACGCAATTATCCGCATTGCAGACCTAGCCGGCGCACTGGGTTTGGACCTGGGTGGTGCGATTGAGGAGAAGCTCGCCTTCAACGCTGTCCGCCCGGATCACAAGATCGAAGCTCGGCAAGCCGACGGCGGCAAGGCCTACTGAACCCGGCCTAAGGGCCACAACTAGGAGAAAGTGAAATGGCAAAGTTTAAGGTCCGCGTGAAAGCGGAAGCTGTCGTGGAGATCGATCCGGTGATTTACCAAGCCGAGTGGGAAGAGCACTGCTACGACGCGGGTGACATGGAGGAAGGCGATGAGTACCCGCCTGTGACAGAAGAGTTCGCCTTCGAGACCTACCAGGAGAACATCGAGAACGGCAACGAAGATATGCCTGACTTCGATACGGTTGAAGTCGCGCGAATCACAACCTGATTCCAACCGGCGCCTCAGCGGTTCTGGGGTAACCTCTTGACAAGTGAGCAAGATCATGCAATATCCTGAAGATAAGTCTCCGGTTAAGGCAGTCCTCGTGCCTGTCCAGCCGCCCAGCACCCTCCCCGGTGCCAACATCCTCCTGATCGGCCCCGCAGGCTCAGGCAAGACCCACTCCATCGGAACCCTTGTGGACTCCGGTGTGGAGGTGTTCTTCCTGGGCCTCGAAGCCGGCATGGAGTCCCTGTTTGGCTACTGGAAGGACAAGGGCAAGGAAATCCCGAATAACCTCCACTGGCACACCCTCGCGGCACCGAAGGCTTCGTTCACCGACATGCTGGACAGCGCGAAGGCAATCAACATGCTGTCGCTGGAAGCCCTGGCCAAGCAAGTCGACCCCAACCGCGGCAAGCATAACCGCTTTATCAGCCTCTTGGAGGCCTTGAACAACTTCCCCGATGATCGCACTGGTCAGAAGTTCGGCGCAGTGAACACCTGGGGCCCGAACAAGGCCTTGGTCATCGACGGCATGACAGGCGTGAACAACTGCGCCATGTCGCTGGTGATCGGCGGCAAGCCTGTTCGGTCCCAAAGCGACTGGGGTATCGCGCAGGACCAGGTGGAGAAGCTCATCCGCATGCTCTGCGACGGCTGCTCCTGCCACTTCGTAATCCTGGCCCACGTCGAGCGCGAGACAGACATGGTCATGGGCGGCACCAAGCTCATGGTCGCGTCTCTCGGCAAAGCCTTGGCTCCCAAGCTCCCGCCGATGTTCTCCGACGTGATCCTGTGCGTTCGCGACGGGGGGAACAAGTGGACCTGGGACACCGGCACGCCCTTGGCTGATGTCAAGGCCCGCAACATGCCCTTCGCCTCCGGCCAGGCAGCGGACTTCGGCCCGCTGATCAAGAAGTGGCAGAGCCGTGGAGGGAGCCTCGAAGCGTAAGTTGCCTGCCCCGGCGAGGCTTCACAGCCGGGATGACTGGAGAAAGAAATGTACGGACAAGACGTAAAGATGGCGGAGAGGGCGCAGCATGCGGGACAAAGCGCTGGCCGTCCGCCCGCCCCGGAACTGCAGATGCAGATGGAATCCTTGGACAAGGCTTTGGCTTTCGCCGAGGTTCAACTGTCCGAGCTGGAATCGCGTCTGGACGGGGTGCTGCACCCGCCAGTCCCAGAGCCCGTTGCGGGTAACACCAGTGGTCCTATCACTGCTGGGCCTAGTACACGCTATGGCAACATGATCAGCGAAGCTGGTGGCCGCGCTTATCGCATCGGCGCGCGAATGCAAAGCCTCACGAGCCGCGTCGGAGCTTGAGCCCAATGTAGTCCACTTCTTACAAAAATCGAATTGACAGCTTAGCCTAGCTGGGTTAGGCTGTTCATTCCTCGTATGACGGCTTGGCAGGTGCTGTACGCGAGGTTCAATCAACCTGCCACTTTCCATTCACTCTCAGGAACTATCCATGTCCCAAATGTTCGATCCCAACACCTTCCTCGAAATGACGGTCGAAGAGTCCAACTCGACGACCAGCACCCCCGTTCCCGCCGGCGAATACCTGGCCCTCGTGGAGAAGGTCGAAGCCCGTCCGTGGACGAAGAAGGACGACCCTTCCGTCTCCGGCATGGCCCTCGACATCACCTGGAACATCGACGACGCCAACGTCAAGGCTCTCCTCGAGCGCGACAAGGTCACGGCCAAGCAAGGCGTGATGCTGGACCTCTCCGACTCCGGCGGCCTGGACATGGGCAAGGGCAAGAACGTCGGCCTCGGCAAGCTGCGCCAGGCGATGGACCTGAACGAGCCGGGGCGGCCGTTCTCCTTCAAGATGCTCGAAGGTCGCATGGCCCGCGTGACCGTCAGCCACCGCATCAACCCGAAGGACGCGGAACAGATCTTCGCCGAGGTCAAGGCCGTGGCCCACGCATAACCTGCGTACCACTATCTGAAGGGGCTCACAAGGCCCCTTTGGTTAGGGCACACAGGAACAGCACGGCGTAATCGCCTGTCTCCTCCTTTGTTCAGCGCCGTGCTGGGTGCCCGTTTTTTATTCCCCTTGAAAGACGCGAATGGCATTTGCCCGCAGTCAGTGTTGCGCAGTTAACCCCCCGGATAAGCGATCCGGCACCCCCCAATCCGGGCAAAACCCGGACCAGCAATCCCCGGCAATGGCATCAGAACGCGTTTTGACGCGTTTGCTGGTCGGGTGTGCCCATTAGGGTGTCGAAATTCTCAACGCGTTATAACGCATTCTATGACCTCC